GTGGTAGTAAGATTCCAAAGTCACCCAAACTGGCCACATAAATGTAGTGCGTTAGTAGATGCAATTGAACTAAGAGTACATTAACAAATAAATATATCTGAGGATCAGAGAATGACAACTAACGTATTAAATTTACCAGGTAATTATAAAATTGTATCTAGTGGTACGAATGGAACGGTGTCCATTTCAGGAAATATTATTTTGGGAGCCAGTACTAGTACTAGTACAATTGCCGTTTTTGCAAAATTTATTACCAATTTAATACCAAAAACTTCCTCAACTTATAATTTAGGTACTGCAACTAATTCTTGGAATTTCATATACAATGAACAACAGAGAATACTTAGCCCAAATAATGTTAAAAACAAATACAATCGTCCGTATGATCCTACAGACATGTACGACACTCCTGCTAATAGAAATACTGCATCATTATATGTATCTGGCGGCGTTGGTATTGAAAAAGATTTAAACGTTGGCGGATTTATATATGGCAGAATTGAAACTGCTAACACTTCATTATCTGTAGTTGTTACCGCAACTAATGTTGATATAGACTATTATCCTACTTTTGTATTGAATACTTCATCTTATCAGATAGTATTTGTTGACAAAGATGGAATAGGAAATGGATTAAGATATAATCCTTTTACCGGAACATTAAAAACTGATAGGATATTTGTAGAACAAAGTGATATATCTACAAGTACGCAAACCGGTGCATTAGTTGTTAATGGAGGCGTTGGAATTGCAAGTACAATGACCATTGGAGGGGATATAATACCTGCTGTTGATCTTGAACAACAATTAGGTAACACTGGTACTCAATGGGCAGAAGCCTATGTTCACGATATATATACTAGAGTACTTGCATCTACCACTGGTACCATTGATATTAGACCCGAAGCAGGCTTAACAGACATTTATGGTGACATTAGAGTACGGGGTACAAATCCCATTGGTACTGCACCAGTAGTTACAAATACTTTGTATGTTACAGTAGACGGTAATGATACCAACGACGGTCGTGCAATGGATGCAAGTCGTGCCTGCCGTACTATTGGAGCAGCACTTAATAGTCCGTACTATCAACCTGGTACACAAATTTTAGTCAGTGCTGGATTTTATCTAGAAGATAATCCTCTAAGAATGAAACCTTATACTAGTATTAGAGGTAGTGATATCCGTACAACGTTTATTGAACCGATTAATAAAACACAAGATTTATTTCATGTAGAAAGTGGATGCTATCTTAACTATATGACTTTCTTAAATGGACGTAGTGGATTATTAGAAGGCCAGTATGCTCAAGGATTTAATCGTGGTGCGTATGCAACATCATTTCCTCCACTAACTGGCAGCGATCGAATTGATTTATTCCATTCTCCATACATTCAAAACTGTACTAATCAAAGCGGCCCGTGGCTTAAAGATGGTACTATGTTTGTACCAAGTCAAACTGTACAAGTACCTGCTGCGGTTGGTACAGGTACCTGGATTGCTAATACTACCACTATTGTTGTATCTACTAGCTTAGGTACTATAGTTAACGGAATGTCTATTAATGCGGGAGAGCAAAATCCAGGATTTTTTAATGCCCGTACTTTATTATTAGCCAGTAAACAGTTTTTACAAGAACAAGTTGTTAAGTATATAAATCAACAAATAGTAAGTAATGTAAGTACTCCATCGAGTATATGGTATAGATTTACATATAATCAAGAAAAATGTCGAAGAGATGTAGGCATATTGGTTGAAAATGTTGCATATGACGCAGCATTTGGTGGAAATCAAAAAGCGGTAGAAAGTGGGCTATCGTATTATGACGGAGTGATTAGTTTAATTGCAGGACAGGAACTACAAACTAGTAATGCTATCAATTATCTTGAAGCTCGTTGCTTGGAAGTTATAACTAATACCACATGTACAAATACTCTATCAGGTGGATTATTTTCACAAGTGAGAAACACTGTATTACTTGGCGGTAGCATAGCAACCGATTCAATAACATCCTTGTTTGGAATTATTACTACTATAATCAATAATGGACCAAGTGCTGCACCCACTATGTATAAGAGTACTGGTCCAGATGCTGCTTTTGTTAGTGCTGAAATATTAATGCAAGCTAACAGAAAGTTTATACAAGAAGATACAATTAATTATATTAATAATGTAATCTATGCAGGGTCATTTCCATACAGTAAAATTAAGTGTCGTAGAGATACAAGATTAATTGTTGACTCTATTGCACTTGATTTATTATATAATGGACTTACACAAAGTAATTTTGCAGGAATTCAATACTGGAATAAAAGTGGGTATACCGGTGCTATTGAAAGAGAATTAAGTACCACTACTGGTGCCATTCGTTATCTAAAAGAATTATCAGTTAAAATTATAAAAAATATTACACCCACCGATGATTTAGTTCAAAGATTTTCAGTTGCTTCTCAAAATATCAGTATAGAACCTGCTACTGATAGTGAAGTTGCAATTATTAATCCATTGTTTGACACAATAATAGATATTATTAATAAAGTTAACACCACATGGACCGACAGTGTTATTCCTAACGGAGATGATAGTCAATTACTTAGTGTTCAACATGCTGTTACATCGTTACAAAATAATAAAACTTATTTACAAAATGAAGTAAACGAGTATATTCAAGCTTCTGTTGCAAGTGGTGGGCTAGGATATTCATCAGCAAATTATGATGTAAACAGATGTAAAACTGATATAGGATTAATAATTGATTGTATATGTTTTGATTTATTACACGGAGGTAATCGTCAAAGTATTCAGGCAGGTGTTTATTACCTTGGCATAAATTCTGCAAGTTCTTCAATACAAGGACAAATAGTTCAAACTACTAATGCGTTTACACATTTATCTACAATAGCACAAGAAATTATACAAAATATTAGAGTAACTGCATTACAAGCAAGAGTAAAACAAAATTTATCTCTTACTCCTGCTACTGCTACCGAAGCAATAACATTAAATGCAAAAGTAACTAAAATTAATAGCATTATAACCAGCATTACTAATGCCAGCCCTGGTACTTCTATTTCACTTACAAAGAGCGCTGATACTAATATTAATAATGCTTACAAAAACTTGTTGGCTAACAAAGCATTCATTGTTGAAGAAGTAATTGCTTATATTGATCAAACTTATAATCCTGGTAAATTTTCATATGATGAAGAATTATGTTACAGAGATACTGGATTAATTGTTGATGCTGTTAGCCAAGATATACTGTTGGGTGGTAATAAAAAATCAGTTGACGCAGGATTGGCATATTGGAATTTTGGTTATAATCAAGTTCAAGGGCAAGAAACTACTACAACAAATGCTATCAATCATGCTAGAGATATAGCATTAAAGATTATTGCCAATACCACAGTTATTCCACAAACTGGAACAACAACCGTCCAGGTAATTAATACATTCTTCCAATATGGTGCTGACTACATGCCGCAGCAGGCAGTAACTCGCAATTTTGGTATTATTACTGATATAATTCAAAGAGGTCCGTTGTATGCACCAATATCATACGCTGGAGGTGGTCTATTTGCATTAACAGGACTGAATGGATCTGATGTAAAAATTTCTCCGACAGTGACTTCTGTGTCTCAGATCAGCGGAAATAAGTATCTAATTGGATTAAGTTCGCCAACAATTGGGTTTGGTACTAATTCTACATTATACTTTGGAGAAACATCAATATATCCAAAGCGAGATTCAGAAGTAGAAGCATTAAGTTTAGAATATACAGGCAGAGCATCTACCTGGAACAATCGTAAAGTTGATCCAATCGGTAGTATGGGAGGTAGTTTAGTCGACGGTGCGGTAATTAGTAGTCGAAGTCCTATTCAATCTTTTGTTTATGATGCGTTTACACAAGTTAATCAAGGTGGTAGGGGAGTTCATATTACCAATGATGGATACGCACAGTTAGTTTCTGTGTTTACAATTTTCTGTTCTATTGGTGTTCAGACTGACAATGGCGGTATTGCAAGTATTGTTAATAGTAATGCTAACTTTGGCGATATCTGTTTATTATCAACTGGGTATGGATCACGTAAGTTTAGTGGAACAGTTTATAATCCTCCAAATAAAGCATATCCAGATGATCCGGATCTTAATATATATTATCCAAACGGATATTGGCCAAATAATGGTCAAGTAAGAATATTTTTACCTGATTTAGACGACAGGCCACATATTTCATTGGTTATGGAAACAGTACCACCTGAAACATTTAAAGATTTTACAGGTAATGTAGTTCCGTATGTTAATGATCAGGGATTTCCTGGATTCTTAAATGCTGCTCCTAATACAGGAACATTAACAACCAGTAGTATTACAATTACAGGAATTGATACAACCGGTATTGCCATTGGCAATACTTTATATATACGTGATCAAAATGCAAGTCAAACTGGAACAAATGGTATATTGTATGCGGCCTCCGGAACCGTAGTAACTGCACTTGGATACCAAAGTGTTACACTAAATTATGCATTGACCAGTGGTGGATCTGATCCATTAAATACTTTAAACAGTTATAATAATAATTACTTTGATTTATATTTCTGTGGAAATGCCTACTATACAGTTTTAAGCAGTACTGTTGGAAATAATCCTAAACCATCAGGAATTAATATACTAACAACAGCATCTACAGGTGGAACAATTGATCAAGTTTCTGCACACATTCAGGCATTGACATTTTTAAATACATTAACTAATCAAGTTGTTAATAATCAATTGATTACACGATTACAAACATCTGGGCCTGGTGGAAATAATAAAGGTGTACCTACATATCAAACTACTGCTTCATTAGTAGCACGAGGCGGTCTAGCAACTACATTTATTGATCTTCGATTCCAAGAAATAAAAAATATTGTTGATCCAACCCGTATTGGGCAACCATTTACATTAGCTGCTGCCGAAGCTGTTATCAAACTAAGTCAACGAACTAAATCAGGACCCACTGTTCAAGGCGGCGGTGATGCAATTACATTAATTAAGGCTAATATTGAATTTTTAGCCGACGAGATTAATGCTCGTGTAAAAATAAACAATCCTTCGTTATCAACTCAATACGATGAGTTTAAATGTCAGAGAGATATAAAAATAATTTTACAAAGATTAATATATGATATTGAAACCGGTGGCAGATACAACTCAGTGTTAACTGGTTTAAGTTATTGGTCAAGAGATGGTGCCCACCATATTGTTCAATTAGGTGAAGGAGTAACCAGAACAGATTTATTCCCAGATGGAGCCACAGTTAACTTCTATCAACGTAGTTATATCAGTGCTTCGGGATATGTATTTGAATATGTTGGTGCCGGTACCAACTATGGAGCATTACCGCAACGAGGCGTTGCAGATCCTGTACAAGGTAAAGAAGTTGTACAACTAGATAGCGGTAAAGTATTCTTTACATCTACGGACCAGAACGGCGATTTCCGAATTGGTCCAGGATTGGTAATTAGTCAGGCAACAGGTGTTCTAAGCGGTAGAACATTTACTAAATCTTTATTTGCTAACATGACTCCGTTCATTCTAGCAATTGAAGGCGGCGGAATGGGATAATATAAAAGGATAAATCATGGCGTTAATACCATTAAACACATTTAAAACAAAAACAACAGTGTTGACAGGATCAATCACGTATTCTAATTATAACGGAGTTAGTACCTCTACAGTATATACAGCACCAATTGGAGTAACTTCAATTATTCTAATGGCCCAAGTAGCAAATATTGGCACACAAACACAATATTGTAGTTTCATGCATCATAGAAATAGACCAATATTATCAGACGCACAAGGAAACGGTTCTCAAGCTGGAAATACCGATAGTCCATTAGTGAAGAATTTTTCAATTCCCTCTGGAGACTCTGCATCAGTATTAACTGGTAAATTGATTTTAGAACAACTTGATAGTATACGTGCATATGGTAGCAGTACAGGTACACTTCAATTAGTATTGAGCGTTTTAGAAACGGCAAATACATAAAAGAGAGATTAATATGGCTAATTTATTAAGTGGATCAAGATTAAGAGGTGGAGGCAGCGGGGAATTCCTTCAGGTATCAAATGCCCAACCCCAGTTGCCTGAAAGTGCTTCTACTACTACTGGTTTTACTATAATTACCAACAAATTTTTGCAAACATCATATGCATCTAGTTTGGGGAATATTGAATTTAATCAATCTAAAATGTATAGTAATCAAAGTACTGGAACAATTACTATACTTTCTACAGGAACAACCTCACTATCAACAAGTACCGCTACCGGAACACTAGTAGTTAATGGAGGAGTTGGAATTGGTAGAAATTTATGGGTGAAAGATGATATTCATGTTAATGATATAACTATTGGCCGTGGGTATGAAGGGAAAAATAATATTGTAGTAACAGGTGCGGCACAAACAGTTGTAACACCAGATAGAGGTCAAGAAAATTTAGTATTTGGATATAACACATTAAAAAATATAGACCAGGCCTATAAAACTATTTCTATTGGATCAAACATATTTTCCACTGGTACTAAAATTTCTAATAGTATTGCAATTGGCCATAGTGCAATGAAAAATTTGGGCACTATTCATTCTATATACGTAGGTAATATAACTAATGCAACTAACGCAAATCCTGTAGTAATACATGTTGCAAATCATAATCTAAATACTGGGTCCGTTATTACCATTGCTGATATTACTGGAATGACAGAATTAAATGGTAATGAATATTATGTTAATGCTATAGATACAAGTAATTTATCACTTTATACGGATATTCTTTTATCAACCACCGTTGATGGTACTGGATATACTGCATATGGCAGCGGCGGAATATTAAGTAGAGTTGTTAGCAGTAATGATAATATCTCTATTGGACATGAGACTGCTCTTAACTTAATAGACGGTGGCAACAATTTTATTCTTGGTAATAGATCAGCAAAAGATTTAACCACTGGATCTAATAATTTCTTTATAGGCAACGAGGTAGGAAATAATCTAACCAGTGTTAATGGTATAATTTCTATTGGTGCAGAAACAATTTTAGATGGAATTGATAATCAAATTGGTATTGGTAGTATATTTTATTATGACGGAACCGGTACTAGTGAAATATATTCTACACTTAGTGTAGGATTAGGGGAAAACTCTACATCAAGGGAAACAGGTTCTCTTCGAGTTATAGGTGGAATTGGAGCAGATGGTAGTGTATATAGCAATGAAGGTCATCCAGATGAAAATTATTTGTTATACACTCCTAGAGTAACAGTAAGTACTAGTACACCGACTGATCCACGAGTTGGAGATTTTTGGATAAATCAAAATACGTATGCATATCTACAATATATTGTAGATGGTGCTAATAAAATTTGGTTACAGGTTAGTTCAATTTAATAAATGAGAAAAATATTATGGCATTAGGATTTCCAACTGGCATACCAAACGGGTATATATATTCTCCCTCCGGGAGTAATAAAACCTATCAATGGTCCTCATCTCAGGGTGCTTGGTTAATATATACATCACAAACTACATCAACAAGTGTAATAACTCCAAATGTAACCATTACAAGTAGTACTGTTTCTATTTCAACCATCACTGGTGCATTGACAGTAACAGGTGGTGTTGGCATTGGTGGAGATGTACATATAGGTGGTATACTTTATACCAACGGCGTTCCTGCATTAACAACAGCAAGTTTTAATCTTAGCGCAGGACCAGACGGCGGCGTTGATATTAATATATCAAATGTAATTGATCCAGTTTCAGGATTACCTACTATACAATTTAATAATATTTCAACATTAGAATCAGTTACAGGTAGAGGTGCAACCACTCCAAATATTATACAAATTACAAATGGTACAACTTCAACATCAGTGTTCAGCGGTGCATTAGTAGTAACAGGTGGGGTTGGTATTGGAGGACGATTAAATACAGAAAGTATACAAATTGCTGATACTGTATTTGATTCAACTGATACTTATGTAAACGATCTTAGTGAATATACAATTGATTCTTATTTGTTAAGTCAATATAGATCATCAAAATATTTTATACAAGTTTCAGAAGGAACAGGATATTCTAATACAGAGCCTAATTTAAATTATCAGGCAGTAGAAATAATTTTAACTGCTAAAAATGACGGAACGCCATATATGACACAATATGGATATGTGACCACTGGAGCAGAGTTAGGAACGTTTGGTGCAATAGGAGAATCTACCGGTACCGATATACTAATATCTTTAACTTTTAAGGCGGCATCATCATCGCCAGTAAAACATGTTAAAGTATTAAGAACCGCGATGATTTCTTAATTAAAGGAATGAAAAAATGGCAATAGCAGTAATCACAGAAGATTTTGTAACCAGAAGTGGACTAATTATCCAAGGTACCGGAACGGTTACAAGTTCAACAGGACAAACTACAGCTCTTCAAGTTAACAGCGGTGCAGCTATTGCTAAAAATTTGATTGTAGGAACTACCGCTACTATTGGCGGGAATTTAATCACAACCAGAGATGCAACTATATCTGGAGATTTATCAGTTCTTGGAAGTATTAAACTAAGAGCCACTACTGCTACATCATTAATATTACTTGATTTAACCACAGCAACTATAGGAGGAGTAGGAACACTTAAAGTTGGCGGTGGTGTATATATTGGTAGTAATATTGTAATAAATGGAACAAATGCTAGCACAGGTAGTATTGTAAACAATTCACTATATGTAGCCGGCGGTGTTGGTATTGCAAAATCTTTAGTTGTATCCGGGCAAACATTATTTCAAGGCGATGTAATTTTTACTGGTGCTACTACAAATGTTTATAGCACTAATACTGTTTATACTGATAATTTATTAGAATTACATGTACCCAACAATACCTCCACATGGACATTTGATGACGGGAAAGATATCGGTTTACGTTTTAATTATTATTCAAATAGCTCTAATCAACGAGGAGCATTGGTATTAAACAACAGTACAAAATATTTAGAATGGTATGATACTGGTGCAGAATCTACTACTGGAACTTTTACAGCCACTACTTACGGAACATTTAAAACTGGTAATATAATATTAACTGGAACAGATACAGCAGTTAGCGCTCAGTCTGGAGCATTACAAGTTATTGGTGGTGTGGGTATTAGTAAAGATTTATTTGTAGTTGGAATAGTCAGTGCATCAACATTTACTGGATATTTACAAGGAATTGCGTCAACGGCATCTAATATTATAGCAGGTACTACTGGTTCTATAATATATCAAAGTGCTCCAGGCGTTTCAACAACTCTTCCAATTGGAGGAAGTGGACAAGTATTATCATCAGATGGTAATATTCCAGTATGGTACCCGTTAGCTACCGTTCCAGTTGAGTATTCAAATACTGCTACAAATATAAATGCTGGTGCAGATATGCAGATTCCTTACCAAACAGGGTATGGAAAAACAGAGTTTGAATACGATTTTAGATATGATTATACTAACAATACCTTAAGAACAGTTAATGCTATATTTACAGGAACTACCGATGCATCGAGTACTGTAACAGGTGCATTACAAATATCCGGTGGTGTTGCTATTGGTAAAAATTTATATTTAGGTAACGATGCTGTTTTATTTGGCAACATTTCTGTTAATGGTAGTAATATTAATACTAATAATTCTGGAACATTTAATTTAATTAATACTACCGCTACTACTATTAATTTTGCAGGATCTGGAACTACAATTAATATTGGATCAGGTAACGGATATGTTGAAATAAAAAATAGAACAACAATTACAAACACTGCATCATCAATAAGTACCTCATCTGGTGCATTGCAAGTAGCAGGCGGCGTTGGCATTGGTAAAGACTTATATGTAGGTGGTGAAATCAAAGTTGGAGGAAATATAATTCCTACCAGCAATTTTGTGTCATTAGGATCATTAGCATCTCCATTTGCTGATATATTCCTAGGATCAAACTCATTATATGTTGATACAATTAAATTTTCTAGTACTCTTACAGATTTAAAAATTGAAAGCTCATTAGGTGCTGTTACACTAACTGCTGGTTCGGGCATATTTACTAATACTACAAATGCATCAAGTACTATCACTGGAGTAATCCAAGTAGCCGGCGGTGTTGGGATTGGTAAAGACTTATATGTAGGCGGCAATGAAGTTATCTTGGGTGATATCGAGGTACGCGGCGGTGATTTTACAACAGATAAAGCTACTTTTAATTTAATTAATACTACTGCTACTACTGTTAATTTTGCCGGATCTGGTACTGTAATTAATATTGGTTCTGATACTGGATATATTTCTATTAAAAGCGTAGGATCTGCATCAAATACTACTACAGGTGCATTAAGAGTTGCAGGTGGTGTTGGTATAGGTGGTAATTTATATATTGGTGGAGATTTTGCAACAGATAACACTACTTTTAATTTAATTAATACAACTGCTACTACTGTTAATTTTGCCGGTGATGGAACTGCAATTACCATTGGTAATAACAATGGATTTACACTTATTAGAAATCAAACAACAATAACCAGCAACGTAATATCAACATCTACTACTACAGGGGCTTTGATAGTTAGCGGTGGTGTAGGCATTGGTGGCGATGTATATATTGGTGGTAAAGGTTATATTAATAATAGTGAAATTGTACACACAGGAAATATAGGAAGTTTTGGAGTGGCGGCTATTAGAGCAGGAACCGATACTGCTGTTAATACTAGTTCGGGTATAGTTACAATTTGGAATACTAGCACATTTCAAACTATTACAAATAGGGGATCAACTACCACAAACGTAATTAATATCACAAATACAGGCTCGGCAGTTTCAACAACAACTGGAGCATTAAGAGTATCAGGTGGTGTTGGCATTGGTGGTGCATTATTTGTTAACGGAATAAGCACATTTACTAATATAGTTCATTTTACCAGTACTACATCTAGTGCAAATACAACAACCGGAGCATTAAGAGTTTCGGGTGGTATTGGAGTTGGTGGCAATATATTTGTTGGTGGCAATATATTTGTTGGTGGTATTGTAACCGCAACATCATTTGTTGGTAGTTTGACTGGAGTAGTTACTACTGCAACTAATATTGGTAATGGCGGACCTGGACAACTTATATATCAATCTAGTACTGGTACTACTGGATTTGTGTCCACTGGAACAGTGGGACAAATATTAGTTAGTAGGGGAACAGATGCTGCTATATTTGTAGACACTTCTACATTTACTGTAGGATATGCAAATGATATAGTAGGAGGTAGTACCGGAACACTATTATATCAAATTGCACCAAATACCACTGACTTTATTACTACTGGTTCTTTATATGTAGGATCGGCAGTTACCGCTACAAACATTGTAGGCGGTGCTTCAGGGTCTTTACTTTATCAAACTGCTGTTGGTGCAACTACCACATTGCCTATTGGTACCGGCGGATTCTTACTAACTTCCGATGGATCTAATCCTGCCTGGGTTGGACTAGGATCCTTGTCCGCAGGAACAGCAACTAATGTATCTGTCACTAATGAAATAAGTAGTGCTACTGTACATTACATTACTTTCTTGAATACTACTACCGGTGCTGCTGGTGTTAAAACGTCCGGACCATCAGGATTAACTTATATTCCAAGTACAGGATATACAGGCTTTGGAATTTCAACACCTACTGTTAACGTTGATATTGGTGGAGCAGTTAGAATATCAGGAGCAACAAGCATAACAAACAATACCGGAGCATCAAGTACTACTACTGGAGCATTAATAGTTGTAGGCGGTGTTGGTATTGGTGGTAATCTTTATATTGGTGGTAACAATATTGAAACAGATGAAAATACCATTAATTTATTAAACAGTGTTGCTACTGTGATTAATTTTGCCGGTGCTGGTACAACTATTAATATTGGTGCTAGTACCGGTACTACTACTATTAATAATAATTTAACTGTAGGAGGAAACTTAATTGTTCGAGGTACAAGAACAATAGTTGATAGTACAGTGACAAATATTACCGATCCTATTATTACACTAGGTGGTGCTACTGATGATGCACCATACACAATTGATACTAATCAAGATAAAGGTATTGCATTTAAATGGTACGATGGCGGCGCAAAAACAGGATTTTTTGGCTATAAAGATTCATTGGGATTTTTTACATTTATTCCAGAAGCTGGAATTTCAGAAGATGTTGTCTCTGGGACCAAAGGAGCAGTAGATGTACACTTAGCAGGCGGTGCATCAAATTCTATAATATATCAAAGTGCTCCTAACACAACGGCATTCTTATCACCAGCCACAACATCTGGTTGGGTTTTAGCGTCAACCGGTGTTAGTTCTGCACCATCATGGATTAAAGTTGCTACAGAAGGTGCAACTACCGCAACAAATATTGGAGGAGGAACAATTGGACAGATTCCATTCCAAACTGGAACTGGATTAACAAGTTTCTTTGGTCCAGGAACCGCTGGTAATCTTTTAGTGAGTGCTGGAACAGCATTAACAGGTCCTGTATTCCAAAACACATTGACATTAGCAGGCACAACAACTTCAATTAGTACTACAACTGGAGCATTGCAGGTAAGAGGCGGCATAGGAGTTGGTGGTAATATATATGTAGGTAATAGAATTGGGTGGACATCTGCTACAAATATTAGTGCTGTTTATCAATATTACAATACTGCTACCAATAGTTTAGATACGGTGTTTGGATAATGCCTACAGTAGCATCACGTTTGACCTCATCAGGTACATTGTTTATCAGTGGAGAATTAAACGAGGTTACTACATCAAGCATAAAACTCACTACTACAACTTACTATGCGGCTCAATTTGATGAAGTTTTTTTATATAGAAACAATGTGGCGAAACGAGAAACAAATACAGGAACAATCTTTGTATCTAATGGATTTGACGAAGTTAATAAACCGATATAAATACTAAACTATGGCACAACTCTTATCTGGAACAAGAATATACGGAACCGGTACCGTTGATACTCGATTATTAGTCAATGGCACTACCAATGCATCTTCAACAATTACTGGAGCATTAACCGTTTCTGGTGGTGTTGGTATTGGTAAAGATTTATATGTTGGTGGACAAGTTTATATTAGTACTGGCCTCCTTACAGGACCTCAGGGTACTGCGGGACCCCAAGGAACTAGCGTTCAAGGTACAACAGGTGTCCAAGGTGCTACTGGTACAGCTACACAAGGTACTACAGGTAATCAAGGTGTTATTGGTAGTCAAGGTACTACAGGTAATCAAGGTGTTATTGGTAGTCAAGGTGTTATTGGTAGTCAAGGGGTATTAGGCAGTCAAGGTACTTTTGGTAATCAAGGTTATACTGGTAATCAAGGTACGACTGGTAATCAAGGTACTACTGGTATTCAAGGTGCTACTGGTATTCAAGGTACTACTGGTAATCAAGGTACGACTGGTAATCAAGGTGCTACTGCCGGTCAGGGCACCAATGGTATTCAAGGTGCTACTGGTATTCAAGGTGCTACTGGTATTCAAGGTACTACTGGTAATCAAGGTACTACTGGTAATCAAGGTGTATTAGGCAGTCAAGGTACTACAGGTATTCAAGGTACTACAGGTAATCAAGGTACTACAGGTAATCAAGGAACTCAAGGTTTATTAGGCAGTCAAGGTACTTTTGGTAATCAAGGTACTACAGGTAATCAAGGTGTTATTGGTAATCAAGGTGTTATTGGTAGTCAAGGTACTACTGGTAGTCAAGGTACTACTGGTAATCAAGGTACTACTGGTAATCAAGGAACTCAGGGTACTACAGGTAATCAAGGTACTATTGGCAGTCAAGGTGTTATTGGTAGTCAAGGTGTTATTGGTAGTCAAGGTGTTATTGGTAGTCAAGGTACTACAGGTAATCAAGGTAATACTGGTAATCAAGGTGTATTAGGCAGTCAAGGTACTACTGGTATTCAAGGTACTACTGGTATTCAAGGTGCTACTGGTATTCAAGGTGCTACTGGTATTCAAGGTACTACTGGTAATCAAGGTACTATTGGCAGTCAAGGTGTTATTGGTAGTCAAGGTACTACTGGTAATCAAGGTACTACTGGTAATCAAGGTGTATTAGGCAGTCAAGGTACTTTTGGTAATCAAGGTATCACCGGTAATCAAGGTACTACTGGTAATCAAGGTACTACTGGTAGTCAAGGGGTATTAGGCAGTCAAGGAACTCAAGGTCGTCAAGGTATCACCGGTAATCAAGGTACTACTGGTAATCAAGGTACTACTGGTAATCAAGGTACTACTGGTAATCAAGGTACTACTGGCAGTCAAGGTACTACAGGAAATCAAGGTACGACTGGTAATCAAGGTACGACTGGTAATCAAGGTACTACAGGTAATCAAGGTACTACAGGTAATCAAGGTACTACAGGTAATCAAGGTAATACTGGTAATCAAGGTACGACTGGTAATCAAGGTGTTACCGGTACAGCCACACAAGGCGTTACCGGTACAGCCACACAGGGTGCCACGGGTACAGCCACACAGGGCGCCACGGGTGCAACTGGACCTGCTGTACAACCACTTGGCACCGGTAATAGTCCAACATTCGCTGGACTTACTATAAATGGTGCAATCACTGCTACTGGTGATATTACTGCTTTCTATGGTACTTCAGATAGAAGACTTAAAGAAAATATTGTTAAGATAACAGGAGCACTGGATAAAGTATCTCAAATTAATGGATATCATTATAATTATATTCATAGAACAGATGATAAGTTAGTTGGTGTTATTGCTCAAGAACTTGAAAATGTATTACCCGAGGCTGTATTTAAACATATTCCTCTAGGGTTAGAAAATAAAAACGATCCCAACAATCCATTTAAGGCTGTTAGATATGATCTTATTATTCCTCTATTAATTGAAGCTATTAAAGAGCTAGAAGAAAAAATTAAAAAACTTGAAAAATCTTAAATATAAAACATCAATATATACTCTTCTAGTACATTCTCTTATATAAATATCGTTAACAATGTATATAATAGGAGAACATCGTGAACGAACAACAATCAGTTACATTAAAATTAGATATTAATCAACTTAATACAATATTAACAGGAGTAGCCAAATTGCCAATTGAAATGGGGCTTGACACGTTTACAGAAATACAAAAACAAGCACACGCTCAATTAGGTGATCCAAATTCTAATTCATTATCGGCAAGTTCTTTGGAAAAAATGAACTAAAAACATTACTAGGATTTTGCAAGATTATCAATTATAATTAACTGAGTATTTTATTCAACTAAATAAAAGCTCAATTATGACAAATCTTGCAAAATTCGCTCTAGATAGAGGCGGTAGCATACATCCTCTTATTATCCCGTCAGAGCAAACAAATGGTACGGGATTAATGAATCCATCTATTTTAATAGACGACGGTAAAATTATTGTTAATATTCGACATGTTAATTATACATTTTTTCATTCTGAAAAGAAATTATTTCAACATCCATGGGGTCCTCTAACTTACCTGCATCCAGAAAATGATATTCATTTAAGGACTGACAATTTTTATTGCGAACTCAATGATGATTTTGAAATTACTAGAATCAATAAAATTGACACATCTAAATTTGATACCTATGAACCTATGTGGGATTTTGTAGGATTAGAAGATGCAAGATTAATAAGATGGAACGGAAAGTTATATATAACCGGTGTACGTAGAGACACCACCACCAATGGGCAGGGTAGAATGGAACTGTCTGAAATAGCAGTTTCAGAAAATGCTGTTACAGAAATATCCAGATTTAGAATACCTCCCCCTAAAGATCTAGATTCTTATTGTGAAAAAAATTGGATGCCTGTATTGGATGTCCCATATCATTATATTAAGTGGACCAATCCTACCGAACTAGTAAGTGTTGATCCAATATTACAAACTTCTAAAACAGAATATCTAAGTGGATCAATATGGCTACCTAGAGATATACGCGGCGGTTCGCAAGTGATGAAATTCAAAGACGGATATATTGCATTAACACACGAAGTAGATTTATTCAAAAGTGAAGTTGGTAGAAAAGATGCAGTATATAGACATAGATTTATCATTTGGGATAAAAACTGGAACGTAGTTAAATATACCAATGATTTTTCTATCATGGATGCTCATGTTGAATTTTCCATAGGTATGTGCAACTATAAAAATGATATATTAATTACATTTGGATTCCAAGATAACGCTGCCTACTTGCTAAAGTTTCCAGTAAAAGAACTTGAAAATTTTATAAATTCCTATTAAAAATATTATGAAAACAAATAGCACACTTATTAGTTTATTAGAAAAATTTATACATGACCCCGCGGATGCTGAAATTAATTTTTCATTAGCATTGTATTATAATAGTATAGGACAAACCGCATCGGCAGTTTCTTATTATATAAGGACCGCTGAAAGAACAAACGACGATTTGTTAAAATACGAATGTTTAATAAAAGCCGCACGATGTTTTGAATCTCAAGGAACACGGGCATTTTCCGTAAAAGGTCTACTGCAACATGCTATTGCATTGTTGCCAACCCGACCAGAGGCATATTTCTTTTTAAGTAGATTACATGAAGTTGAACAGAAAGAAGGCGATTGGTTTTTATGTTACATGTTATCATCTACAGGGTTGGGTGTTTGTGACCATAATTCTCCATCATTGATTACCGATGTAGGATATCCCGGAAAATATGGATTATTATTTGAAAAGGCAGTTAGTAGTTGGTGGTGTGGATTATGCGAAGAATCTAGAACGTTATTCAACGATTTATTAGTTAATCATAATATTGATACTGTACATAGAGAAGCAGTTCTAAAAAATTTAAAGTATTTTGAAGAAATTGGAATTAAAGAAAATAAATTAACTTTATTCAATAAAGAAAAATTTAATCAACTAAAATTAAAATTTCCAGGGTCGGAAAAAATTGAAAAAAACTTTTCTGAATCGTATCAAGATATGTTTGTGTTAACGATGTTAAATGGAAAACGCAAAGGCACTTATTTAGAGATAGGTGCTGCTGATCCATTTTATGGAAATAATACAGCATTACTAGAACAAGATTTTGAGTGGACAGGAATATCTCTAGATATAGATCAGCAGTTTATTGATGCGTTTTCAAAAGAAAGAAAAAACCCATGTCTGCTGAAAGATGCAACATTAGTAAATTATGAGAAATTTTTATCTGGATTGGATTTTTCTAACAATATAGATTATCTGCAATTAGATTGTGACCCACCTAATATTACGTATAAAATACTATTATCAATACCTTTTGAAAAATATCAATTTGCAGTTATTACTTATGAGCACGATTATTATTGTGATGAATCTAAAAGTTTTAGGGAAAAATCAAGAAAATATTTAGAGTCCTTTGGATATGTTATGGTAGCAGGCAATATTGCACCTGACGAATGGCGTAACTATGAAGATTGGTGGATACATCCAGATTTAATAGATCCATCAATATTAGAAAAGATGAAATTTACTGGTTCACAAATCAAAAAAGCAGAAGACTATATGTTTGGTAAAATTACCGATGATGAGTTCGACTGGGGAGAAATTCAAGAAAATCCATGGTTCCTTAAAGTAGTTAAAGATGAAATTTTTGTACAAGATTTATATCAAAAGTTTTTCAAAGTTGAAGAAGGTGATGTAGTATTAGACGTAGGTGCTAGTGTTGGCCCATTTACATATAGTATTATTGATAAAAAACCATCAAGGGTAATTTGCCTAGAACCTAACAAGAATTTATATAAAACATTAACTAATAATTTAAAAAAGTATAATAATGTTACTGGTATTAATAAAGCAGTAGCTCACGTTGATACAGCATTTAAATCTTGGGGAATATTTGACAAAGATGTACAAGAAATTTGGGGTAAAGAATCAGATGCTGACGGAATTACTTTTAATACGTTAATAAACACCTATGGTATTAATCAAATTGATTTCTTAAAAACTGATTGTGAGGGCGGTGAATATGATATGTTCACAGATGAAAACAAAGAATGGGTTTTTAGTAATGTAAAGAAAATTTCTGGAGAATTCCATCTTCATAATGAAGAGCTAAAAATTAAATTTAAAAAATTTAGAGATACATATTTAAAAGATTTTAAGAAAATTGAAATATTTTCAATGGATAACGTAAATATCAAGTGGGATCTATGGAATGATCATTTTATTGATTATTACGGTGCAATTACCATATACATAGACAACAGATAGTATGAAATCAGAACATAAAATAAAAGTTTTTCCAGGAGTTTATACTGAGAAGTGGAGACTGTCTCGTGCTCCCACGTTGGAAATTACTACCATAATTCCAAAAAAAGGATGCGTGGTTGATTGTGTGTTCTGTCCACAACGCATTTTAGAATCTAAATATAAAGGCGAAGCAATTTTATCTATAGAAGGGTTTAGAACGTTAATAGATAAAGTACCTAAAGACATAAGAATTACATTTGCAGGATTTACTGAGCCGTGGATGAATAAATATTGTACAGATATGGTATTGTATGCACACGATCAAGGCCATCCTGTGTCTATATTCACTACTGGTATAGGAATGTCTATAGAAGATATGGAACGTATTAAACATATTCCGTTTTCTGGTAATCCCAACGGTGGTTTTGTTTTACATTTGCCCGATCAAGGGCGTTTAGCAAAACATCCAATAACTAAAGGATATATTAAACTTTTAGAATACATGAAAACAATTCAACATGAAATACATAATTTACATACCATGTCTATGGGAACCGAAATTCATGAAGATATTAGGCATCTATATTCATCTGCACCAGTACACGAAATGTGGCATCGTGCAGGAAATTTACTAGGTGAGGCATTATTAAAACCCGAGTTAGAAAATTTAAAGAATGAATATAAAACAGTATTTCACGGAAATCATGACATGACTTGCAATTGTGAAGAAAGATTGTATCATAATGTTTTATTGCCAAATGGAGATGTTTCTCTTTGTTGTATGGATTATAGTTTAGAAAATATTATAGGTAATTTATATGATCAAAGTTACGAAGAAGTAATCCCAGAACCTTATTCTACTTTTAACATTTGTAGATCTTGTGAAAATGGAATAAAGTTAGATTCTGATGTAATTAAATTTGAAAAAGGTTTTATAAGATGAGCACACAACAATCAATACCAGTTATTGGAACAGCAGTAGTTAATAGTAATTTCTGGGTAACTAGATTACTAATGAGTATTGACTATCCTGTTGATAATTTTGTTATTATCAACAATAATGGTCGTGGAGAATTAGACGAAGATTTGGATAATTTAAAAAAAATAAATCACAAATTTGTTAAGAATATAAAAATAGTACATTTACCCGCAAATATAGGAGTTGCTGGTGCATGGAATCTTATAATTAAATGTTTCATGAATAGTCCATATTGGATTATAGCCAATGACGATGTGTCATTTGGTCCAGGTGTATTGGAAGAAATGTCAACTAAGATAGAGAACGATTCTAATCTAGGATTGATACATGGTAATCCGGGAGCATTTGGTGTTGGTAGTTGGGATTTATTTTTAATAAGAGATGTTATTATTCAACATTTTGGATTATTTGACGAAAACTTATATCCAGCATATTGTGAAGATGCGGACTATATTATGAGATTTATACATAGACCAATTAGAAAAATATTGTCTTTAGAAAAACCATACTATCACGGATTAGAACTAAGCGATGGGGAATATCATTATCAAACACAAAAAAATGATCCTAGCTTAAAAGAAAAATTAGATGATGTCAACGCAATGAATATAGAGTATTTGACAAAGAAATGGGGACCAGACTGGAGAATATGTTCTCCAACACGTACACCATTTGAAAAACAAGCAGAAAGTTCTCAGCAATCTAATTACGATTTAGAATTTGTTAGAAAAAAACATCTAGGATTTTAAAATAAATCCAATAATAATTCTAATTTGGCTCTAATAATTTTACTGCTAAATGAATTCTTTACAGCTCTATGCAACGGTTTGGGCCACTGATCGTAACTGGCCCAAGCATATCCATCGTGCTCTTCATTTAGTACAGGAATAAATTCACGATCAACAATCAATAGATATGTGTTGTACTGAAACTGTAGATCATTGCTGATAAACAATTCTAAAGGAATTACTTTTTTTATAGTAGGCATTTTGCCTATTTCTTCATGTATCTCTCGTATAAGAGCATCATATGGGGTAACATCTGAGGGTTCTTTTTTACCCCCAACTAGTCCCCATGTTCCTGCGGTTTTGGACTGAGTTCTTGATAAAAATAAAAATCGTTTAGTATCTTTGGCAAGAAATAGCCCGCCGCTACATATTACTTGATTTAAAGAATTATTCTCCATAATGTTGAACTATAAACGCCCTCATAACTCTTACTCCATGCTCCGTTATCCCATTTATACTGTGTACTCGTATATGAATTAGTTATGTATATAATACTAGTAACTGTCGCAGAACTGAATATAACATTCCAGTTACTACCATTCCACTCTATAATGTCATTGGCAAATGCTTGAAAATCTGTATGATCGGAATTTTGCCATGCAACCGGTCCTTGATATCCTGTGTGTCCAAATAGCGGATTGTTATTGATATCTTCTAATATCAAATATCTTGTGTTTATTGTGACTGTTCCAGGATTAAAATTTTCAGGATTAACTACAGCATCGACTGTTCCTCTACCTGCAATAATTGTATTACTTGGTACAGTGTCGGTGTTTATGTTCAATCTCATAGCAAAATCATCACTAGGATCTAAACTCATATAAGCAATTATTTCATTGCCTCCCGATTGAGCAAATCTTAATTCACTTAACCCTGCTCTAAATTTTCCAGGATATAAATCTAATACTTTATGCCACGATGCTGTATTTTTTGGTGCTGTAATATCAATGTTTTCACCAACACCATTACTGTGTATTAGCCTTGCAGTATTGTTTAAAACTAATAAATCATAATTTCCAGGAGTTATTGTAATTGTTGCATCTGGAGAAACATTTGAAAATACATCAGAAGCATCTTGTACATTATATAGACTAGAAATTGTTCCTTGTGCATTACCTGAAAATATATTAGATATAATTTTAGTAATAACTCCTAATTTTTTTACTTTGGCAGGAGGAGTAATCCATACAGGCGTATCAAATGTCATAGTCATGATATCTATATCTTCTGTAACTCCTTGGGGAATTTGACGACTAGTCCAGTTCACATCATCTAATCTAACAGTACTTAGACTTGTCCAATCAAGATAATTATCTGTAGTTTGTATTTCAAAACTTGGAGTAAAGAAAATTGCTATTTGTTCAAATATTTGTAATTTTTGATCGTTACTAGTAGTCCATATATCTGCATTTAACGTTAATTTATACGGACTTGGCATAATACGTTCAATGGTATAGTTATTGCCTTTGGTATTTAAGTATTGTTGATGCTCAATGTCTCTTTCTATTATATTAATTTTACTAATAAAAGTTGGATCTTGTAATCGTTCTCTATCAAATTCTAATTCTTTGATATAGCAAGAAATAAATGGAGCACTAGGAATTGTGTTCTCACTATTCTTTTTTAGTATTTGTCCAACTTGTCTAGTCATATCTCCATAACGAACAGGCACCTGTACTAAATTACCTTTGGCATCTTTGTAGGCAAAATTACTAAGTATTTGAATAAATTGTGACAAATATCTACGTATTTGCCCATCATAAAAGTAGTCCGATTTAGTACAGTCGGTGTTAAACCGCTGCCTCCGTGTTTAATTTGTAAATAACCATATTATAAATCTGCCCTTGGTTTTAATACTTGACTTAGTGCCTGTCGTTCTCGAACAACTACACCAGAAATTGTACCAGTTGTTGTATTATTGACAAAACTAGTTTTTAACTTTCTTCTTACCAATAATGGATTATCTGTTTGTGATTCTCCCATCATACTGGTGGTCATTCTTACATTATCTTCGTATTTGATCCAATGTACCCCATCGTATCTAAATAACCTATTAGGCAAATAATCGGTTCTTAAGAAAAAATCACCAAGTGCTGGAGTTGCAGGAAATATAATACCAAATCCATAAGGAATACCATTTGGTGGAAGTCCATCACCTGTTAAATATCCGATATAATAATTTTTACCAGGAGTATTTAATACAGCCGATGCATCTAAATATGATGATTCTGACGTAACATCGGTATTATCAATTGTAGCATCAGCTACGGATAATAATCCTGTTCCGGTATTACTAACTGGTACAATGTAAAATTGCTCAGTTTTATATCCACTCTTTTCAACATCCGCTTGTGCCTGTTGAATAATTTGATTATTAATTTCTATATTTTTCTTATATGATGATATTAAATCACGTAATGTACTACCATCTTCTGCTCCAGAATCTGCATCAAGAATTTCTTTAAATTCCTGACTATCAACTAGTGGTGAACATTTTGCTCTAACTAAATGTGGATACCAAGTTTGGCTATATCCACTGGCAGGGCGTGTAACCTCTGAAACAACATAGAATCTTCTTAGTGCTACAAGACTATCATCTAATGCATATTCATCTTTTTGATGTGGCAATTCTATAACATCGCCTGCCATAATTTTTCTACCTAATGCATCAAAACTGCTACGTAAGTGAAAATTAATCATAATGTTGTCATTCTGAAGAAATAATCCAAATTGACTCAAATTAAAATCTAAGTCTTGCATGGTGTATATGCCACGAATAACGTAAACATCTGGAGCATAATGTCTATCTCTGTTTTCCATAAACAACAAATCTTGTATTCCTAATTCTGGAATAGGATTAGAATTATTAGGTTGTGTAGGAGTACTGTTTCCTTCTTCGGGATTAACAGGGCCGAGATATTTGTGTATATAAACATCTGTACCGCCGACTTGGAATTCTTCGTTAATTACACGATCTATAAATCTAAAATCATTGCCCTTTTCGGGCTTGTACATGGAAAGTCTTGGCATAGTATTGTATTTATAGGTAAATATTGTTATGACTGAAAACGAAAACGAACGCCAACAAATTGTAGAATACGTCAAATCCATGTTAGGTAGTGGCATGGTTGATGTAGAACTAGACCCTGTACATTACAGCACAGCAATTAACAGGGCATTGGCTAAATTTCGCCAACGCAGTAGTAATGCAGTAGAAGAAAGTTTTGGATTCTTAACACTCGAAGTGGATCAAAATGAGTATATGCTTCCACAAGAAGTTACCAATGTTCGACAGATTTTCCGTCGTAGCGTTGGCAGTAGATCAGGAGGCGGTCAAGGCGGCTCAGTATACGAACCATTTAATCTAGCATATTCTAACACTTATTTGTTAACTAGTACAAATATGGGAGGATTAGCAACTTATTACGCATTTGCCAGCTATCAAAAATTAGTAGGTAAAATGTTTGGTAGCGAAATTAACTTTACATTTAACAAAACTACTAAAAAACTTACTATTATGCAACGTCCACGAGCCGAAGAAGAAGTCATGTTGTGGTTATATAACTATCGCCCAGACTTTAATCTCATGCAAGATCAGTTTGCAGGACAGTGGTTAAAAGAATATTCATTAGCAACTTGTAAACTTATGCTAGGTGAAGCACGTGAAAAGTTTGCCAGTATTGCTGCACCATCGGGCACCACACAATTAAATGGTGCAGCTCTCAAAGGTGAAGGTAAAGCTGAAATTGAAACCCTTGAACTTGATTTAGTAAATTACAAAGACGGGGGCACACCGCTTACTTTTGTAATTGGCTAATAAATTATTGACAAATTAATATAATTGTAATATATTATAGTATCACTTGAGGATGTTATGATCATTGGTTTTGTAGGTTTAATTGGCTCTGGAAAAGACACCGCCGCCGATTATTTGGTTAATTTTCACGGATTTAGAAGAGATAGTTTTGCTGGCACATTAAAAGATGCTGTAGCAGCCGTGTTTGGTTGGGATCGTACATTACTCGAAGGCCGTACAAAAGAAGCCCGAGAATGGCGAGAACAAGTGGATCCGTGGTGGGCAGAACGTTTAGACATGCCCAATCTAACACCAAGGTGGATTCTTCAATGGTGGGGTACAGAAGTTTGCCGTAAAGCATTTCATAATGATATTTGGATTGCTAGTTTAGAGCATAAACTATTAACCAGTAACGATGACATTGTTATTAGTGATGTACGCTTTCCTAAT